AAACGAAAAGACTAACACTAGTCTCTCCCACACGGCTCTTGGCCGCGTTCCTGCCCCGTATCAATAGGGACAGGCCCACCCGAGTTTCATGTCGACGACCCGGGGACGTCCAGATAGTTCAAGATGTCTCTCATCAAAAGCATCAATCTCATCCGCAAGCTTCTGCGGAAGGACGATGGTCTTTTTGATCAACGTCTTTCGAAGAGCCGCATAACCGTCGATTGAGTTGACGGGCACGCGTGGCTTTGTAACCCAGGCCCTAACCAAAGGCCTTTGTTCATCGCCATGCATCTTCTGGGTCGTGTATTGCCCAGAATGATGCCACCTTCCGAGAGCAGGACTACCCTTTTTGACATAAGGGTAGGTCCGCAACACTCGCTTGATGCGAGCGTCGCACCACGCTACGGTACGGTCATAACCACCTATTTCATATAAGTGGTTTCTAAACGCAACGAAGGAGGATACTTCCGAACCATCTCGGCGTGATTCAATCGGTTCGTGCTTAAGGCGAACTACGTTGACAGGGAAACCGTCATAGTAGTCGCCGCCGCATGACTCTCTGAACTTTCCAGTCCAGAAAGACTTGTTCCGATTCACCAGGGCCCCAAAGGCCTCCAGTGTTTGAATCACGCTCTCCACATATTCTACGGGGACGATAGTATCGTCTCCGTAGACACGCACTGACCCATACAGACGAGTAACATCGTTCTGGGTCAGCGGTCGTTTGAGAGCTCTCTCAATTCCAAGGAACACGAGGGTGCAAAACACCATCGATTCCAAGGGGAAAGTGAGCCCTGAACCCATCGACGCGTACTTTGCCAGGCGGATTACGCCATGGTAAGGTACATCAGCCGTCCGACTGCGAACAACTTGCACTGCCTCCCCCAGATGGGGGTGGTTAGCAAACAGTTCACGGACTAGCTGATTGGAGACACGATCCGACGCTTCCTTAAGATCTAAGGTTGCGAGCCGCCCATCACGGGAGGCACTTCTGGCCAAGAGCTGGTTAGGCTCCTGGCTGTCGAAGCAGATCAGGTTTCGCGCATTCTCATCCGCGCGAAATTCCTCCTTCATCATATCCATGATTCCGAGCTGTACGTACATATTGGACGTAGGCTCCATGGCGATGATTCGGGGGGTCTTCAGCGTTTTAGCAACGTGAGTGACCTTGACAGGTCGCTCACGAGCGGGTTCGCGGAAGTCAACACGGTCCAGGACGAACTGTCGTTCGTCATTGGAAACGCAGACTATATCCTCGTAAGGAAATAGACCCTGCATCCGGGTTGTCCACTCTTCGAGAGTGAACTTCTGATTGCCGACCAACCGGTCGGCAGTCTGACCCGGTCCGTGCCGTGGGATCAACTCTCCGTCGTAGATCCTTCGATCGAGACGGGAATTGACGCGTCTCCAGAGGAGACGAGATACACGGCCGTAGTCCATGAGATCATCAGGGCTACGAGCGCGATCACCACGCTTGACATCCAACTCACACTCGATGTACGCCTTGTACGCGGCCTGGATTCGCTCATCTGAGCAGTCCTTTCTGATCTTGCCAAACGCCAGAGTCACTTGGCGAACGGTTTGAACAGCCGCGATAGACGGTGCATCGAGCAAACGACCACTCCAGCGGTCGAAGACCAACTCCAATAGCCCACCTAGAAATATAGGGAGCTTACCCCGCTTGCGGAAACCCGCGAACAGGGAGGGAGTGACAGCTTCTTCAGCCAATGCTTTTTGGAAGTCATTGGCGAAGGCTGGCAGGGAAATCGTGAGAAACGATTCCCCCTCGGCTTCGACCCGCCTCTCGACGTAGTTATAGTCGAGAGTGGTGCTTGTGTGACATCTAATGCTCGCGTCTGCGAGCATCATCTGTAGAAGCAACATCAGGCTTTTCAATCATTCCTCCTAATGGGGGTAGTGATATCCATAGCCATGACTCTGACACAACGCGAAGTGGACTAAAGTCCACACTGCGCATTGGCCAGTAAGGAGAGAGTTGTTAGCTCTCCCCGCCAATGATCTTGATCAGAAGAGCGTCCGAGGACGCGGTAAGGGCCGTAATAAGCGCCTTTACAACATCCTTCTGCTCAGTGAGCGTCAGACCAACCAGCGGCGCATCGATGTTGACGAAAGCCGACATCGAGGCCTCGCGATTGACTCCTGCAAGCAGGGGGTCAGCAGCGATCTTCGAAAAGTCCAAGCGCACCGAACGGCGCACTCGGGTCTTATTCGGAGAGTGGTTGACCTTCAGGGACACCGTACGGTCGTCCTTTGTGAAGACTCCGTGGTTATCACCGGAACCAGTACGGGGGAGCGAGTTCGCAACCCCGCCAATGGTAACGGACTGAGGATCGGCAAGTGCCATGGCATTACTCCTTACAGGTATTCAATTGTTATTCAATTGATGTTTAATTGTTTATTTAGTTGAATCCCTACTTCACTCGACTCATGCCGAGTGCAGCAAGGATAGCCCATTGGTCAGCCGTGAAGTCTGACTGGTTTAGGCCAAACCCAAAGGGAGATGCTCTCCCTCTCTGTTTGATCTCTCTCGAGGTCGTTTGCTCGTATGAACGGACGCTAGAAGGCGCCCAGACAGCCGAGAAACCAGAGATGGGACGACGGAACCAAATGCCCTGTGGCCACGAGACTCGCGTCTCGATGGTTGTATGGCGCATCAGGTAACCGTATTGCATCACCAGGTCATCTGAGAGGAACGCACTCATATTACCGAGTACGTCGCCAAAATTGACGAACCAATCAGATAGCCAGGTCCAAGGTGCGAGGTTCCAAAGAACCTCGGGATCAAGTCGAGTCCCCAAAAGGAGATTCGCCTTTTCCTCGAAAGAGGCAAGGTCGCTCAGTGCTTCTGGCACTGATCGGTGATAAAACCGAAAGCCACCGGAGAACCAAATCTCCTCAGTGGTCTGCGTTACTTGTTCCGGCACCTGTCCATTAGGCCTGAAGGAAATATGATCTTCAGGGACACTTCCCCATGGCGTTCCCGCCATGGGAAGGTATAAACTGGGCTGGGTACTGTAAGTTGACCCAATCACAGTTTCCTTTCGGACTGGAAAGTGGATCCTTCTCCTTACCAGTTTCCCAATATCGCGTTCGTATTGCTCGATACGCTTACGGGTTTCTGGTATGAGCTTCAACAAGGCAATGAGGTCCCTAACAATGGGACCCCAGCCGAATTGCACATTGAGATACTCGCTGCCTCCGTTGCGAAATGCATCTTTGACAGTACGAGTACGGCCTGCAAGAGACCCGATAAGAGAGGGCAAGCCCTCCTTGCGGAGTTCCCCAATAGTGACCGAAAGGTCAATCTGGGGCTTGTTTGGTCGCGCCAGCTTTACAGCTTTGGCACCCAATGTGAAAAGTTGTTGCTCAGCATTACTAAGCTCGGATGGCGTATAATGCGCCATCAGATTATGCCCTCCTAGGAGAGCTGGTCCCTTGTGTTGATACAAGTACGAGTACAGATTTGTGCCATTACTAGCACCCATCTGATGATCGGACAATGTAGAAAACACTCGAGAACGCTCAGTAATGAAGTTAGCGCCCCAATCTGCATGCGTAATTGCATGCTGGAAGCCACTACCGTAGTTGACGTTATTCGCCTGATGGCGCTTAGCGGCTTGTACGAGTGGCCACCCCGTCCAGAAGGACGTGGTGCGCTGCTGTTCCGTTGTTACAGGAACAGAGAAGGATGTCGTACCAAATGGATTGGTATGAGTTCCACTGATCGTTGCGCCGAGTGATCGACGCTTCGTTTCCATGGTTTTCCCTTTCTACAGACGGATTTAGGGTGTGTTACACCCGTGTCCGAGACACAAGTGCCTGAGGTGCCCCGTGAGG